GTAGATGTTCTTGCTCAAACAGTTCGAGATGGTACATACCGATTCGTTTGTCAGAAATGTGGTAAGACGTTAGACAGATGGTACAACGGAGAATGGGTAGCAGAGTTCCCGGATAGAAGTATTAATAATCAAGGTACGCGTGGATACTTAATCACACAGTTAAATGCGGTATGGTTTAGTGCTGATGCTTTAAAACGTAAGGAATTAGAAGCGAAATCTAAACAGCATTTTTACAACTACGTTTTAGGTTATCCGTATCAGGACGTTGCATTAGCTGTTCAAGATAGAGATATTACAAATAACATGCGCGATTACTACTCAGCTCCACTAATGAATAGAGGAGACTACCGATTCATTTCTGTAGGTATTGACTGGGGTAATCGTCACTGGGTTACAGTTCGTGGATTTAAAGATGACGGACGTATCGACATGCTTCGTATGTTCTCTGTTGAACGAGCTAGAGGTGTAGCAAACATCGAGGCGGATTTAGAGAGAATCATAGTTGAGTTAATCCCTTACCAACCCGATATTATCTGTGCCGATATCGGTGACTCTGGTAACTACGTGGACAAGTTAATCCAACATTTCGGTGCTGGTGTAGCTTACGGTGTTAAAGTTAACCCGAACCCTCGTTCTACTGGGCAAATTAACCCGGTATGGTCAGAGCAACGTAACATGGTTACAGTCGATAAACTAACACAAAATAAAAAACATATTTCTGATATGAAGATGGGTCGTCTAGGATTCTATAACACAATGGACAGAGAACTAGCTTTATATCTTGAACATTGGAAAAACGTGGTAATTCGAGATGAAGAAGATGAGAAAACAAAAGCAATTTATCAGATTATTATGGACAAAGGTGACGACCATTTTGCTCAGTCTTCTGTATACTCTATGGTTGGTATGGAACACGTATTGGAACCGTACATAACGAAAGAGCAAGAAAACGCTTTTGCATACACAACGGTAGACATTATGCGACCTCAATCTACAGACATTTTCAATAAAGGTTACTAGAATTTTCCAGACTACTGTTATATTAGTACAGTAGATAAAAGGAAAGGAAGGGACTAGAAAATGCTTAGAGATAATATGTATGATGGCTCCCCGGAAAAGAAAATAAGAGAAATGGAGATGGACTTACTAAGTGCTGTTAAAACAGTAAATGGTAAAGCTCCGGACGACAAAGGGAACGTGCAAGTAGATGGTGCGCCTACCGGAGACTTCGCAACGAAGGAAGACATAAAAGCAATGGTCAAGAGTGTTAATGGTACAAAGCCGGGTACAGATGGAAACGTAACGATTACAATTCCTAGTACGACGGGGTTTGTAAAAACTATTAATAGTAGCTTAACCCCAGATGCAAACGGAAAGGTAACTGGTCTTGTTCAGTCTGTAAATGGTAATAACCCGGACGCTACCGGAAAAGTGACGATACCTTTAATCACATCTGGAGCTGCACGTCCAACAACAGGTACATACGTAGGACAACCGTTCTTCGATACTACGTTGAATAAACCTATCTGGCGTAACAAGGATAACAACGGATGGGTGGACGCGACGGGAGCTGCGGTAGTCTAAGTATGGTATAATAGAGATAGGGAGTAACTATCCCTGTCTTTTATATTAGTAGAGTAGTAAATAAAAAATAAGGAGTGGAAGTAGAATGGCAATGGCATTACAAACTTTAATCGACAAGGCGAACCGTAAGTTAAATATCTCAGGTATGCGTAAAGACGTAGCAGACCGTACCCGCGCTGTTATTACACAAATGCATGCACAAGGTATCTATATCTGCGTAGCGCAAGGTTTCCGTTCATTTGCTGAACAGGATGCTTTATACGCACAAGGTCGTACTAAACCGGGTAACATCGTAACAAACGCACGAGGCGGACAATCGAACCACAACTACGGAGTAGCGGTAGACTTATGCTTGTACACACAAGATGGCTCTGACGTAATCTGGACAGTTGAAGGTAATTTCCGTAAGGTTATTGCAGCAATGAAAGGTCAAGGCTTCAAATGGGGCGGAGACTGGGTTTCATTCAAAGATTACCCTCACTTCGAGTTATACGATGTAGTAGGCGGACAAAAACCACCTGCGGACAATGGTGGTGCAGTAGATAACGGCGGAGGTTCTGGAGGCTCTGGTGGCGGAAGTACAGGCGGCGGCTCTACAGGAGGCGACTATGATTCTAGTTGGTTCACAAAAGAGACTGGTACTTTCACAACAAATACTTCAATCAAGTTACGTACAGCTCCATTCACAAGTGCAGGAGTAATCGCTACACTTCCGGCTGGTTCTGTAGTTAACTACAATGGTTACGGTATCGAGTACGACGGTTATGTTTGGATTCGTCAACCACGTAGCAATGGTTACGGATACTTAGCTACTGGTGAGTCTAAAGGCGGAAAACGTCAGAATTACTGGGGTACATTTAAATAATACATAACTAGGAAGTCCTTCGGGGCTTCTTTTTTTATGTAAAAAACTTGTTGACTTTTAGAAAACTATGATGATAAGATAGATTCATAAGGAGGAGATAACGATGTTATTTCAATTTGATGTAAAAACAGAGAATGGTAAAGTGCATTTATTTACAAATGCTGGTAAGGATGTAAAGGAGGCGATGAATAAGATTCCGGTAGAAATGGACAAGCGTGGCATTTTCCAAGACTATGAGATTGTCGAAACACGTACATATGAATCTGGTGGTAGATGGATTAATGCAGATGGCACTTTACATGAAGAACCTATTAAAGAAGAAATAAGCGAAGAGATAGAACCTGTTACATTAGAAGAAGAGGAAGGGCAACTATCTCTAGCTCTATAATATGTTATAATAAAAATAAGGGTGGTTAAATATGACAAGTGGAAATAATGAAGAATACATAGAGGTGAGTAAATGTTCATACTTGACCTAGCAGTTCTATTTCTATACCAAGTGTTAACATGGATAGTAGAGATTATATTTACAGCTTCATTAATAATACTAGCAATCACGATTTCTTTATTCGTAATGGGTATCACAGCAATTTTATTAATAATTTGCATACCTATCGGTGTCGCTATGCTGATTTACGATAAACTGTCGAGTGCATTCAAAGGGACAAGTTGAGTTGTACCCGCCCGTCGAATACAACATACTACTCGTGAAAGCTATTATAGTAGCATTGTTCATCTATACTCTAGTTGTATTTTTCGGTTTTAAAAAATCCGTGAAAGAGCATAGAGAAGATACTGATTACGCCGCATCTATAAAAGGTGCGCTAAACGCTTTAAGCGAAATAAAAGACAATTTAAGGAGAGATAATAAAATGACAGAAGTAAAAACATCAACAAATAAATTAAGTTTAACAGATTTAGTATCACGAAAGGCATCTATTACAGACTACGCAGAGATTATCGCGTCGCTAACGAAGTTAGCTAAGAACCGATTTAACGATTATCAGTTCACGTATTACCCGGCACAGGACGAATCAAGAGAAGCACACTTTATGCAAATTGTAAGTAATTGGCATGATGACCCAGAATTACATAAAGAAGTATTCCGCAAAGGTATCGACTACGGAGCTAACATGAAAGTTTTACGTGACTTATTTGCGGAGCATGTACGAGCAGGTCATGTTGTGGATTTAGGCGCAGATGTAATGGTTATTACAGACGACGGTACAGGAAACCCGCCTACAGGTGTATCATCTATCAATACTGGATTAGAAGGTTCAGAGATTGCGTTCATCATTGCGTTTGTTAAGAAGGAGAACTACAAAGAATGGTGTGAAAATAACTTCCCGGATGACCAAGAGGAAAAGAAACAAGGTAAAACGGAAGATGCAAAAATCCAATTAGTTGTTAACAATGCGTAGGAGGTAAACATGGAACCGAAAGAGATTATCTTATCAGATGACATTAAAAAGAACGAAACGCCTCGTAATTTGATTGAGTATTTACGAGATGCAGTCATTGGTTATAGCAAGCGTGAAACATTAGGAGCGGTGAAATCGGAACATAGCGTTTTCATCCCTTCTGCTGCACTTGAGGAAGCTTTCGTAGAAACAACGGACTTCATCTTATTGGCTCGTGCGATTCGAAAAAATAAAGAATATGGTTGTCCGGTTACAGTGGAAGAAATGAATGCGGGCGGTCATGGTGGACTTGAATTTGTGTTCGGGTTCAGTAAGTTCACTGATTTCGACGCTATTCTATCATTAATAGATGCGAAACTAGAAACTACTAATTAATTTAGTAGTTTTTTTATTTTACTTGTTGACTTTCTGTAATTACTAGTGTACTATAAGTGTATAAGAGAGAGGAGGAACCGCTACGAACGGGAATATGATATAATAAAAGTAAGGAGTTCAATAAATCTAAAGGAGAATGTTTATGGCGAAGCAAGAACGACTTACGTTGAGTAAACTAAGCGAAAAGGATTTCCCATACATAAAGAAATTAGATAGAGAGCAAGAAGATATGGTCGAGAAGTTGTACAAGCATAAACGTATTATCACTAATGCGAAAGCGGGTACAGGTAAAACGACTGTATTAACACAGGCTATGAACGCTTTAAAAAAGAAAGAGTACATAAATAAAATTTATTACGTTGTATTCCCAGTACAAGAACGCTCGGTAGGATACTTACCGGGAGGTATTGCTGATAAGATAGGAGAGTACGCAGTTCCATTTTATCAGGCGCTTACGGAAGCTGGAGTAAATCCGCAATACTTAAATCTAGAACTGATGACAAGTTCATTCAATGATTTCGAGTTCAAAGTTGTACCTCATACATTCTTGCGTGGTAGAACAATAGAAAACGCAGGTATTATCGTGGATGAGATACAGAACGGAACACTAGAGGAAATCAAGAAAACATTAACGCGCTGCACAGATAGCTGTTATATAGCAATGATTGGTCATACAGGTCAGATTGATATTAAACAAAAAGATTCTGGATTCTCAGCTCTGATTCACCATTTCAAACAAGGTAGATTAAGTGGGGAGTTCGAAGGTGTTGAGTTCGCGGAGTTAACGAAAAACTATCGCGGTGAGTTCTCTACATTTGCGGACAAGTTAGGTACATACAAAAACGAGGTTTAAATAATAGGAGGAAATATAATATGTCAAACAAAAAAGAATTATTCGTAAATCGATTGGTAATTGCACAAACTAAAATTACAGGATTAGTAGAAGAGTTAGCTTGCGGACTAGATATTGAAACAACAGAAGGTAAAGAGCGAGTGCGTGACCGATTCAGTACTATCGCATTTAACTTAAACGAAGCTTTCGACACAGCTATTCCGAAGAGCGAACAGGTAGAAGTAGTAGAGGAAGAGGAACGCAAGCAAACATTCGATGAATTTATCGATGAAGTTATGGGTTACTTCGATTACAAAGGTGAGTTATTCGACGTGTATCGCCCGATGTTAGTTGAGTCAATCAATGTACTGAAATCTAAAGGTGGCGGCTACTCGTTAGCTGGTGGACTTAAGAATGGCGCTGTTGCTAAGTTTAAGTTAACAGTTAAAAACGGTACGATTACTATCGATATCGAAGGGGACGACCTATCATTCTACTTCAAGGAAGAAGAGAAACATCACGACTACTCAGGCTCAGAGTATGAGGAAAGCGAAGATGATTACGAAGAGCGCGAAGAAGATGACGACAACGAAGAAGAGGAAGAAGAGAGTTACCAGTACGGAGATGAGGAAGAGGACGAGGCTTGTAACTGCTTCCAATGCCAATACGAAAATATGGAAGAAGACAATGTTCATTCAGAAGTAGATGAAATTCTATCTTACATCTCTAGCGATATTGACGAACTAGAACGAGTAATTGGAAACTACTTCGGAAATGAAAAGCTAGGTTCTTCTACTAGTGAACTAACAGAAGATGACTACGCGTTAATCAGAATCTATCTTATCCATGTAATTGAAGCGGATAGAGATGAGGTTAATAAATTGACAGACCGTGGGTTAATGTCTGCTTGGAACTATCACTTATACGTTAAAAATAATTAGTAATTTT